AGAACTTGGCCAACCCCTGGATACCGCGCAACTCCTGACGCGGCACCAGGCCGCCGACCGGCTCCCAGTACTCCCACGCCAGATCCAGCATGGAGAAGAACTTGCCGTGGAACTTGGCGTTACGCATACGCGTGAACTTGCCATGGACGACCTGGCCTAGCTTCCACTTCTGGGTCAGCTCACGGTCAGCCTCGGTGGCCGGCATTAAACCGTGGGCAGTGCGGATAAGGGCGAGCTCAGCCATGACTCACCTCCGCAGCTTCTGCGATCACCACCATGCGCTCCAGGCGCTCGGCGGCCTGGCTCGAAAGGTTCACACCGTCCGCCTCATCCACCACCGGCATGCACACGAAACGGATTCCGTGCTTGACCAGGGCGCTGGCAGCCTCAAGGGATTGGCGTAGCTGTGCTGGGTTTGCTCGTTTCATGGTCGTGACTCCAGTTCCTGGGCCTGGCGGATCAGCAGCGCCCGGCGATGTGCCAACTCATTGGCTGCCTCAATGCGCATCTCGTCTTTTTTCTCAGCGCTGGCTGCACGCATCTCCAGCATCGATGACTTCACCAGCTCGAGCTTTTCTCGTAGAGCCGGCGCTGGCCGCATAACGGTGCCGGTGAGCAGACCAGCAATCGCGCGACCGTCTTCGGTGACTGGCTCGATACTCAGGTCCGCCAGGTATTTCTGGCCGTGTTCGCGCGGGATTCGCTTCAGCTCCATCGCTCGGGTCACAGCCTGGATTCGGCGGTTGGCGTCGAAGCCTACGGACACGTGCCAGTTGACCGGCTTCGCATCCTCGCGGGCTTGGCTCACGAACCGCTGGTAGGCGTCGATAAACGCCATGCGCGCACCGATTTTGTCGCCGCCATCCAAGATTGGTTTCGCAGCAGCCAGTGCCAGCTGGATCTCGTCGGTCAGCACCACCGTTTCAAATTCGTCGTTGGTGGTCATCGCGATGGCCCAGGCCTCGTCCTTGCCCGGGCGCCCGTCGGAGGACTGGACGCGTTGCAGGATGTCAGCCATTGCAAGCTTGCCCTTCACCTCGAAGCGGCAGGCCTTCAGCGCAGCTTTTACGACCCGCACCGAGTAAGCGCAGAGGTCCTCAGCCATCATCGCTGCGGTACCTGGGTTCATTTCCTGGCCCATGGCCTCGGAGGTGGCGCAGATGGCGGCGGCCAGCCCGGCGACCTGCTGGTCATTCATTTCAAAGGTATTCATTGCGGTCACCTGCTTGGCGCTTGGCCAAAACCATCTGGGCGGCCTGCTCCGCCGCGGAAAGGTTCGCCTCGGTCCGTTCCATCTGGCGGGCGGTTGTGCCGTTGATGCGCTGCCCGGTCATCCATTGGGTGTGGTAGCTCTCGGCGTTGGCCAGCAGCTCGTTGAGGCTGTGGCACTTGCGCAGAACGGTGGCATCACTGGTTTTCAGAAAGTGGGCTGCGACGTGGTGGGCGACATCGGCGCCGAGGCGGTCGACCAGTTGGCCGAGCTGACCACCGACCTTGGCGTTCCACACCGGCCAGGCGCTGTAGCGCTTACGGTAGGCCATGGCGTAGTTCGCCCAAACCTTGAAGGTTTTGCAGGTCTGGTCTTTGGGGCCGGGCATGTCGGCGGGGATCTCAACCCGGGGAGTGTCGGTGCGATCAACCACCAGAACCAGGCTGCCGGACTGAGCCGGCTTGCCGGTGGCGTCCTGCAAGCCCTGACTGGTGTCCTGATTGGTACCCTGATGATTGGTATCCTGATTTGTCGGAGATTTTTCCGACCCTTGCCCGGATTTTTCTCCGACCTTGCTCGGAGATTTATCCGAGGTAGATCGGATTTTTTTCCGACCTTTGTTCTTGGGTGGGGTCGGATATTTTTCCGACCCATCAAGCTTCTGATTCCACTCGATGGCCTTCTCAGTCAGCCGGAAAAGCGTGATGTTCGAAGTGCTGGAAAGCTCAATCAAACCGGCTTCTTCCAGGGCCTTCAGCATGCGGTAAGCGGTGTCCGGCTTGTCAGTGAGCAGCGGCAGCTCCTCGATGATCTTGGCCTTGCTCAGCGCGAAGAAGATCCCGTCATCAGTCTTGATTGGCTTGGTCCAGCTCGGGCAGCCATAGACGAAAGCGAACAGCAGGGCCTGCTGAGAATTCAGCCCCCACTCCAGTGCCTTCACCTGGTTAATCGTGACGGTGTATTGCATATCAGGCCGCCAGCTAAACTGTATGCGAGCGAATGTGCGCCACGTTTTCAGATTGCGAAAAACGTGGCGCAGGAACGTTGGGGGTATTGACGGGGATAGATTGTGTATTCATTATTGCCTCGCTGAAGTAGCAATGAGCCAGGCCAGGAACCTGGCTTTTTTGTGCCTGGGATTCAGGCGATAGATTTAAGATTTGGCCGGGCGTCCTTGAGCAACTGCTCAGCCTTACGCCCCAACTCCCCCGCCTTCGCTTCAACCTGGCGGCACTGCTTGGCGAACGCCGGCAAGTGCGGCAGGTCCTGCTCGCACATCACCTGGTCGTCAAACACTTCGCTACCGGTATCGATCACGTCGCCCAGTGCGCGGATCAGAGCGCCGAAACTTTTGTTCGCGCATTGATCGCTGGTCATCTGGCGGGCGCCAGTCAGGCCATGACGGCTCGCCAGTTCATTGATGCAGTGGTCGCGGAATTCAGGCTCAAGGGCGTTCACCCACGACTCTTCAAGCCAGGACGGCATTTCCTGATCGCCCGACAGCCAGCGCTGAACACGCTTGAGCCAGCGGCCGGTCGCCTTGATGAATTCACCTACGTCGTTTTGGCGGGCCAGTTCCTCAAAGTCAGGAACCTTTGCCAGCTCGATTTTCGAAGCGGGTACGGCCAGATAGATCTCGCGGCTCAGCGCCTGGGCGAAATCGTCCTGGCTCAGACTGGTGCGTGCGATCTGGTTTGCAGCGTGGGCGACCAGCACCTGATCACGGGTTTGTACGGTGTGTCTGGAACTGGACGTTTTCATGGGGACTGCTCTCTTCTAATCTGGCTTCAATGGAACGGCGGACAGGGATGTTAGGCGGCGGATTGAGCCCCCTTCTGGCGCATGCATAGCTCGCGGGCAGTGATTTTTCCGCCGGTCAACTCTTCTGCTTTGAAAGCCTTTTCGGCGCGCATCGGGTGAATCCCGGCAACCCAGTACGAAACTGCGGCTTGAGAAACGTCGAGCGCTAAAGCGGTTTTGGTTTGCCCGCCGAAGAAGTCGACGAGCCTTTCGATAGGGGTCATAAGAGCGCCCTCCTGATAAGCCTGCTTATATCCTAAGTAGAAGGAAACTTATTTGCAAGCCGATAAGGGAACTTATAAATTTCAGCTGATGAGCACACTCGCCGAACGAATCAAAACCGCACGCAACCACGCCAAGCTGACGCAGAAGGCGCTCGCCTTAAAAGTGGGTGTTGAGCAACCGGTAATCTCCCAGCTGGAGACCGGAAAGAACCTTCAAAGCGCACACCTACCGAAGATCGCCCATGTGTGTGGTGTGAACGCTATTTGGCTCTCCGAAAATACCGGGCCAATGACAGGTGTGAGCGCTGCCGAGTCAAACATCTCCATCGCCGCCCAACCCACAAAATCATTCCGCTATCCAGTAATCAGCTGGGTAGCCGCCGGCGCCTGGGCGGAGGCTGTTGAGCCCTACCCGGCCGGATTCTCGGACAGCTATGAGTTTTCGGAGTACGACTCCAAAGGCACGGCGTTTTGGCTAAAGGTGAAAGGCGACTCGATGACGGCGCCTGCAGGCCAGAGCGTCACCGAAGGCACGTTGATCCTAGTCGACACCGAAGCCGAGGTCGCGCCAGGTAAGCTGGTCGTGGCCAAGCTGCCGGACAGCAATGAAGCGACATTCAAGAAACTCGTGAGCGACGGCGGCCGGCTATTTCTGAAACCGCTGAACCCAAGCTACCCAATCGAGGCGGTCGACGAGAATTGCCGGATCGTGGGTGTGGTGGTGCAGGCGCTGCAGAAGTTTTACTGACGCACTTCAAGGAGTAGCCATGTCCCTCACCAAGCCCAACCAGCAGCTACGCCGCGACCTCAAGGCCATCGCCTTCAACCTTGAGCAGTCCTGTATCGACCTGGGAAAGCTGGCGGAAAAGCTCAGCGATGCCGATGCCATAGCCCTGATGGGGTTGGTGGGCACGCTCTATGAGGAAGCCGATAGGTTGGTGGGTTATGCCGAGGAAGTGAAGAACGGTCAAATAAAGCGGGTTACGGAATAGCTCAAATGACTGCATGGCGAGAGCAGAGCTTCTGGAGCAAGGTTGGGGTCTGGGCCTGGCTGGCGCTGCTTATGGTGATTCCTGGCTACTCCGACGCGGCCGGGCTTAGCTGGGGCTCATCAGGCCGCAAGCGCGTCTTCAGCTCTGGCTTCGTTATGCTCTGCGTTTTCGTGGGTGTGTTTGAGCTGATAGCGCTGAACCACTTCTATGGGAAGGACGGGTAAATGGCAGATCTGATGGAAAAGCTCGACGGCCCCAGGACCGCCCAGCAAGAACTGTTCTACGACCTTGAAGATGCGACAGCAGTTATCGCCTGGTCGGTAGCCGAGCTGACCACTGTCGCGGGGCTCGCCAAATCACCGGATGAGGCCATCGCCTTGATGAAGATGTGCACTCTGCTCAGCGCCCATCAGGAAAAGCTCAGCGGTTATGCGGATGAGGTGAAGGCGGGGCAGATAAATCGGAGCAAGCCCGAGTAGGTGCGTGGTTTGGCGCGGCGGGATGCTGTAGCAATTCAATTGAGCGCAAAGCGCATGGAGATGGAAGTGAGCGAGTCAACACACACTGTTGAATTTCCACATCAGCGTGCGACATCCTATGTCGATGAGCACGTAGATAAGTTTGATGCCTTCACCCTCAGCTGGAATGGAGCAGATGCCGTGCACCTTACCTTCGGCAGGGACACACTTCTGGTTCAAACTTCTCGCCTAGAGCACTTTCAGGATCGCCCAACAGAGTCCAGAAGCGGAAAGGTGGATTTGTTCCGGCTTGATGTGGCTGGGATTTCCATGCCAATTGAGACGGCCAAAGAACTGGCGAAAACTCTTAATAGAATGATTGCCGGCGTGGAGTCAGGCAGAAATGGATGAGCCAAGGCTGTTAGATTCGTCTGGCAATATCATGCCCGGTCATCCATCATGGAAGCGCGATGGGCCTGGTGGTGGAGGTGGTGAATTGGAAGCTCGAGTTGCTCAACTTGAAACACACGTACAGTACATTCGGAGAGATCTGGACTCTCTGAAGGACGATGTGCGCGAGTTTCGAGGAGAAACCAAAGCTGAGCTTTCAAACATCCGCACCGACATGAAAGTTGATTTCAGACTTGTCTTTGGCTCTCTGATCGTTGTCGCAATTGGCTTGGCCGGGATGATGGCTAAAGGTTTTGGCTGGCTTTAATCCAATATCCCTTTTCCGCTCAAGAGGTCCGGCCCAGCGCCGGGCTTCTTGTATCTGCCCTTCCCTGCCCAACCTCTCGATCCGAGAACACAAAATGCTTGCAGACCTTCCCAAGATGCTTCGGTGCCAAGAGGCGAAGGCCAGCCGCATGTTGCAGCTCGGAGAATCCCATATTTACCCATTGACCCATTTTGTTGACCAGCTTCGCGAGAGCGCAGGCCCAGGTGCGGAGATCCCCTACTTTGATCCTTGGGATGGCGGCGTCGACGCTGAAGCGTTGTTCCTACTGGAGGCGCCCGGGGCCAAAGCGGTGGCCTCAGGATTCATTTCAAGGAACAACCCTGACGAGACTGCGAAGAATATGTTCGACCTTGGGGTCGAGGCTGGTATTGGCCGCAAACGCACAGTGCTTTGGAATGTCGTCCCTTGGTACATCGGGAGTGGTACGAAAATACGAGCAGCCACGCCTCTCGATCTAGAAGCAGGGCTTCAACCACTACCTCGATTGCTGGCGCTGCTACCAAAACTGCGGACTGTCGTTTTACTGGGGAGAAAGGCAGAGAGAGCCAAAGCAGCAATTGCCTCAGTCCGGCCCGATCTGAAGCTGTTCATCTGTGCCCACCCGAGCCCGCTATACGTGAATAACGCAATCGGTAACCGCGAAAAAATCCTAACAAAACTTCGTCAAGTCAATGAGTACCTGCAGCAGAACTGACTTGTAAGCCCGGCCCCGCGCCGGGCTTCTTGTTTCTAGCAAGCGCCCTACTCTGCTATCGTTGAGCCCTCGGATCGCAATGGAAGCATCGAAGAATGGATTCATGGAAGACTCTGGCAGCCGCCGTCATGGTGCTGAGCACCACTCAGGCCATTGCAGCCGAAAACAACAACCCGTTCCAAGGCGCGCTCATGATCACCACCATCGTGCCCGCAGTGATCATCTCAGCGCCCACGGCTATTACCTCGGAAATTCCAGAGTACTTTAAATCAGCCAAGACTGACGCTCTGGCGTTCATTGGTTCAGGCGGCGAGATTCGCGGCGCGGAGTTTGAGCAGGCGTCCAGATACTACCAGTCGACCTATCCTTCTCCGCTCATGTCAGACATGCAACTGGCCCGGTCGATAGCAACTTCATTCTGATACCGACCTTCACGCTGGCTTCGAGCCCGAGCTTCCTGTTTCTGCGTTTTTCAGTTCTGCGACCCTTCTCCATCGGAAATCCATGCTCTTAGGCATGCACAAAAAAATCACGCCACCTCAACGGTTTTATGACAAAGCCTGAACTAGAGTGATGTCTAAATGAGATCAGTTGCTCTGGCTTGATGTCTTGCCAGAGGCTGCGCTAACCCAATTGTCGGGTGGCTTGAAGCTCCAGGCATCTTGGTCGATAGCCTGGAATAACAGCAGTGCGTACGTTTCTAAGGGAGATAAAAAATGAACGTCAGGACTATGAACCTTGCTCCAAGATCTGCCGCCTTCTTCTCGCTCATTGTCCTGGTAGTTTTTGCTCTGGGCATCGTCGCGGTGCTGCAAATGGGAAAGCTTCGAGACTCGGAGCAGGATGTCGAAACTAATTGGATGGCGAGCATCCGTGAGATCGGCAAGATGCAGACAGGCGTCTTGCGCCTGCGCCTGGAAAGCATACGCATCACCGTGACCACCGACGAACAACAGCGCCAAACCCGCATCGCTTCATTGAGCGGCTACCGCAGCACGCTACAGAACACCATCAGCCAATACGTACCATTGATTACCGGGCCGGCAGAGCGTGAGCTCTACCAGGCAGTAGACACCGATGCGCAGCAGTATTTCAAACTGTTGGATGAGCTGGAGCCGTTGCTGCGAAGCGGTGACAACGCCGCAGCCATTGCTCTGATCAATACTCGCATCAGCCCGATGGCCAACGACCTGCAGGACAAGATGGGCAAGCTCTCGGACTTTAACGATGAGGGCGCCAAGCGTTCAGGTCTGGATGCTGCCGCGACCTACAGCAATGGCGTGACGCTGGTGATCGGCCTGCTGGCGGTGACCGTGATACTCACCGTAGTGCTAGCTACGGTGCTGACCCGCAGCATCACCTCGCCCATCAGCGATGCCCTGGCAGTGGCCGAGCGCATCGCCGGCAGCGACCTGTCCCGGGAGATCGGGATCAGTAGCCGCGATGAAGCCGGTCGCCTGCTGGCGGCTCTGGCGAAGATGCAGAGCAACCTGCGAGAAACCATCGCCCTTATCGCCGATTCCTCCACCCAACTGGCGTCGGCATCGGAAGAAATGACCGCGGTGACCGAAGATGCCAGCCGCGGACTAGTGCGGCAGAACGATGAGGTCAATCAGGCCGCCACTGCAGTGACCGAAATGAGCGCCGCGGTGGACGAGGTGGCACGCAATGCCGAAGCCGCCGCGCAATCTTCCCGCGAGTCTATGGAATTCACCCGCTCGGGTATCGAGAATGTGGCACAGACCCTGAAAGCCATCGAAAGCTTGGCCAGCAACGTGGCCAGCACTGGTGAGCAGGTCAAGGCACTGTCCGGCAGGGCTCAGGACATCAGTAAGGTGGTCGAGGTGATTCGCGCGATTGCCGAGCAAACCAACCTGCTGGCGCTGAACGCGGCCATTGAAGCCGCCCGCGCCGGCGAGCAAGGCCGTGGTTTTGCTGTGGTGGCCGATGAAGTGCGGGCCCTGGCCCACCGCACCCAGCAGTCGACCCAGGAAATCGAACAGATGATCAGCGCGATTCAGGCCGACTCGACCCAGGCGGTGAGCGCCATGAACGTCAGCGCCC